ACTTGCAAGTTGCTCTCCAAGTGTCTCAGTTTCACCTTCAACCTTAGTATTTGGAAACGAGTATTTTCCAAGGAGACAATTATCTCTAACTCTGACCCATAATTCATCTCTCAGACGATTATACTTTGTAATATCACTCGACGCAAGAGCTACATTTACTTGGTACAGGTTTCTCATGTTATGCTTTTCAAGCCAGTCAGCAACACCTGCTCCAACTCCAATAACATCTATAGCACAACCATCTGCGTTGAGTTCCTTATAAGTCTGATTGATAAATCCACCAAGATCAATAGTGTTAAGTTTTCTGAAGGTCTCCCAAGGAAATATCTTCAGTCCCTGTCTTGGTAGAATAATCGAAGCATCATCACCATAACGAGCTACATCAACTCCAAGATACAGTGGCTCATCTTCTGCAACTTCAAACTCCTGACCAATACATTGCTGTGCAGTCCACAGAGGAATCAGAGTATTCTCATCTTGCAGTGGCGGATTACCCTCAACACGAATCCTGAAGACATTAGAGTCAACACCATACTTCCGCGCGAAGTACTCAGGCATAGACTTATCAACAATAGAAGATTTTCTTGAGTCCCAGTGAATCTTATACCAGTCTTTCGAAATCGCAGCATGAAAGTGTGTGTCATAGAAGTAGCCAGAGTTCTTAGTCATATTCCCAATTAAGACGACTTTGTTATCTGGCTGAGTCATTGCACCTTCAAGTGGAATAAAGGTCGGGTCAGGTACACCGGATGCTTCATCAACAATTATCAGAAGATGATCACCGTGCAGTCCTGCAAGTGTTTCAGCTTGTTCTTCCTTCGTTGCTCGAACTGATGGAGATATAAATCTTGTCCACCATTCCTTAGGAGCTTCCTTATGAAAGATAATATCCTTCTGAACTTTGAACTCCTCAGCAATGGTCGACTGTCTAAGCCACTTAGACAATTCTGCCATCAAAATATCTCGTAACTGCCTGTTCGTTGGAGCAGTACAGGCTACCTTTGCATACGGCCTGGTAGTCATAAACCACAAGATGATCCAACTTGCACTTCCGTCCTTACCACAACCGTGGCCACTGCGAACCGTGGTCCTCTTTTCCTTAGCTACGTTCATCAGTAACTCAATCTGCTGCTCTGTAGGAGTCGCTTGAATACACTCCTTTACAAACTGCAGTGGTGAGTCCTTCCACTCCTTCAGCTTATTCACAACAGCTTTATTAATGTTGATTACTGGTATTTCCATTATACTCTCACGAAATGCAGTAAAGTCGCGCTAAAGCGCGAGGGGAGGTTGTCTTTCCAAACACCCGGCGGTTACAGCTGATATCGTGTTTGTCTCGGACATCACAACCTCCCCAGGAAAGATGCTACCCGATCTAACTATCAACTGTAACCACGCGGATTAAGAAAGGTCAATAAATGACCCTTTGACTGTTAAAAATTCTGATCGTCAAGAAGAGCAAGATCTTTACACTCCCCGTTTCCGTCCTCAGGATTCATATCATCGTACTGTGCATCTGTGAAGGTTTCTGGGGCCGGGGCTCCATTCTTCAACGCCGACTCCTGCTTCTCCATATAAATCAAGTGAGCTACAAGCCCTTTGATCTCACTCGGCTTTCCCTCGAGATTTAGTTCCTTGTCTTTTAATATCTTATAAGACATTACAAGGTCTCGCAGTGGAGCGTCGTTAATTTTCTGTGGTGTGATTGCTTCAAGGACTCGGGCCTGTAGCTCAGTTAATTGAAGGGATTGAATGACTCTATACTGGAGTAGGAGACCCTGCTTTTGCTGAAGGTCTGCAATACGCTTACGAAGGGTTACAGCAGAGATCCCGAAAATGTCAGCGATCGCGGGAGGTTTCTCCCCACGTGAGAGCAGGTCAAGAACCGCTTCCATATCAACATCAACTGGTGGTCTACCGCTACCTTCTCCGCCCATTAGTTTACTCCTACGCAAGTTTTCATTCCGTACTCTTCTACTGCAAAGCAGCAGCCTTTGCCGTTCGGCTTGTATCTCGTACAAGATAGTTCTTCGTCACTACTTGCTCCGCAACGATAGGCTGCTACCAACTTCTTGTAATCTCTTTTAAAGATAGGAGTACTTGAACTTACTCCACAATCAAAAATCTTTACTAACGCAGTTTCAGTGTCGTCTACTTTCCCATTCATATCTATACTACTACCACACTTTTCCAAGAAAGTCAACTGTTTTTTAATAGGCTCACCCCCCACCTACATTAAACTTTGTTCTCAGCTGAGGTTTTTGAAATTTTGACTTTGGGGGAATAGGGGTAGATTTTTTCGCGCGCGTGAATTTACTTGGCCCATGCACCCCCAGTGCGGTTGGCATAGTCATTTCCATCACGAGATTTTTCCATGCAAACTCTGTGCCACCACGTAATCCAGACAACAAACATGGCTGGCATGGATATTGCACTACATTATTATAGCCATTTGGCCTCGACGTTTATTGCCGGATGCCTCGACGTTTTTGTCAGTGGTTGTAACGTGTTGGAATCATTGAGCTTTCCACAAAATCTGGGTGAAATACCTCGACAGAATTGTCGAATCCCAGATGGTATGGAATGGTATAAAACCGAAAATCCTCAATAATTTCAATTACTTGCATTGTTGGCACGGGGAGTGCATTGTATAATATTACATACGGCGAACGAACTCTGGCAGGTTCACGTTTCAACCAGCCACAAATTGAAATTGACATCATGCCAGTTATTAATCGTCGGAGCGGCAATCTTTACCATTGTAACCCAATGGCAGACACGATACGGATTGACTTGGAAATTCATGCCTTCCATTATGCACCCTTCAAAATATTTGAAAGGAGAGTGCATCATGGCGAAGAAATTGGTTAAGTGGAGTCTTGACGGTTCAATCCTGAAACTGTCCAAGATGGTTGAAGGAGACGCGAAAAATACGCCGATTGAAATTGAAGCCGAGTTCGATATGGCAAAGCTGTTGAAGGTGTTGTTTGTCCAGACCTGGGAAGCAATCACTGACGCAGGGAAGCAGGCTTTTGTGTATGCAATTAAGCAGAAGCTCATGGACACGGGAGCGAGTGAAGTCGGCCAAGTCGGAGGGAAAATTCAGCGAGCAAAAGACAAATATGCTGAACTCCTCGAAGGAAAGTGGACTGGAGACAGGGTGAACGCAACGGGAGCCAGCGAAAACAAAAAGATGCTGGCGAGTATGAAGGAAACGTCCAAGGTAGTCAGCCTCGAAGGTCTGATCATGAAAAAGGCAATGGCCAAGTTTCCAGGACAAGAATCATTCACGGAAGCTGACGAAACGAAATTGCAGGAGTTACTGGGAGTCGCAGCAAAAGCGGCAATCAAGAAGTAGTTTAACCCAGAAGGGTGCATTGTGGAGGGCAGGAATGACAGGAGGTAAACAAATGCTGCTTTAAAACTTAACATGGAGGTAAGGACAATGGACCCAAGAATGTTGTATTATAAGTGGTTAGTAACCGGATTTATGGTAGGAGTAATTCTGAATTGTTGTTGAATTAAGAATGGTCAATTATTGACCTACTACTTGAAAGGAGTTAGCCAAGTGAGTATAAAGGAATTACTTGTTGCGTTAATGGTCGGTGTGTTGTTTGCGCTGGCTGTAGTTCAGTACCAGGAATATAGGCAACTGCAAGCGGAATACCAACTTGACGTACTGGAAGGAGAACAAGAATGAACAAGGAAACACTGGAAGTAGTTAAGAAGGCTCTGGAACCACATCCAGATATTATCATGGTGTACTGTGCTTGGTGCGGGCTTTATATTGAAGCCAAGCTCGGTAAAGGTGTTACTGGAATCAGTCATGGACTTTGTAAGGAATGTTCAAGTAGGATAAGAAAGGAGATGGAGAAATGATCTGGAGACTTATTAAAGAGATGGTGTATACAGTAGCATTATTTGGCTGGTTCATACTGGGAAGCGTCTTAGTGGTGTGGTGGCTCAGTATGGTGTTGTAAAGAGTAGTAATAAAAATGAATCGGTGAAGGGGTGAAACGGTAAATGTGCATCACCCGTGCCCGTACCGATTGACCAACTGGGTCGGGTTGCTTAGTTC